CTCCCCAAAATGTATCCGCCAGTGCAAACAGTGGCTGATATTTTTTCAGCGTAGCAAGATTCGTAAAATCATAGACTGCATACGTGGCTGCACCAAGTCCAAATGACTCCGCAGGAGTTGTAGGAATGGTCGCAAGGAATCCGAGAGCCAGATAGACAATAACTGCAGGAATTGGATTGATTACGAGGGCAGAACCCTGAATATCACGAATCATATCGCCAGACCACTGAGAACTGATCATCAACCACGGTAGATCTAAGATAAGAGCCGCTACGGCCAACGTAATCACTGTAAAAACTGTTGCGCGTTCAAATAGCATCGAGCGACTCTTCTGTTTTAGTAAGGAAAAATGTCTGTCCACTTGGAGGCATTTGAATGGACCACAGAACCAAAACGACTTTTCATAGCGGGTGGCCTCAGCGAGGCTATTCAGGTTTTTCTGCGTGTTCAGCAAGAACTTCTCTTTCGTGGTCGGCGATGTCTTGTCCTTACGGAGGACTTGAAATCGGGACAACGGTTGCGAGTGTTTCAGGAGAACTGGGATTTTGTTATTCGTATACGAAGCAATGTTGATTATTCTCTCTTTGCATCTTATTTGCAGAATGCTGGTAAACCTATTTCAGTACTCTGGATCGGCTCAGAGATACCCAGTGTTCTTTTGAAGAAGTTTGAATCAGTTCACTGGGTTTGTATGGCTGGAATGTTGCCGAGTATCCGTGACATCTATTATACTTTTCTGAGTCCCATGATTGCGCCGATAAAATATAAGGAGTGGTTTGGTGCACAGGGTACAGTACAAGGACTCGCTGTACTTGATAGTCTAGAAGAGTTTAGAGAGAAGAAGGCTGGGCTAGTGGTCTGTCCGAATCGGTCCGTTAAATGGTACGATGCGGCTGGGCTTGAAGTACGTGGTACTGAAATTGGTGTTGAAGATGTCTGTGAAGTACTCAAATGGTGCACGGCCCAACTTGAAGGATCGGAAGATTAGCAGGCAGCATCCTTGGCGCCCTCATCCTTGCACTTCTTGTCTACGCACTTCTTGCATCCCTCAAAGCCCTCATAGGCCATTGAGTAGCGGAAGACCATCTTGTGTGAAAAATGGTAGACCAGGGCAAAGATCAGGCCGTGAACAATCGCAACCGTAAGCTTGGAGCCCGCAGGGGGGAGGCGAGTAACTACGCCAGGCGTCAGGAGAACGAACAGAACTACTGTAAAGAGCATGACAGTCAGATTCATTATATTCTATACTTAACTGAAAGATTTAGTTCAGTATAGAGACTTAATACGTAAATTTATTTACTTCTGCTTACGGAAAAGCTTAAACTCGCTTATGCTCGTTAGCTTTTTATTGCTTCTTGAAAAGCTTGAACGTGCCCTTCTTGGCGACATAGCCTAACTTACGCAGTTTGCGGATCGCCTTGAGTCCCGCGGCGTGCTTGCGGCGGCTCACGATCTTGCCCTTGTGCCGCATAAGGTCCTTCTTGGTCAGGCCGCCGGACGTGTGGCGGGCCGTGCCGTGCCACACCTGGGCCTTGGAGCCCGTGGCCATCTTGGCACCACCGTGCAAATTGCCGCGGTTCTTGCGTGTACGGCGACCACCAGCGAGTATTGTCTTCGGAACTTCCATTCTATATTCAAAGACTAGATAAAAATCTACGCATGGCTCTTCTTCTCAGTATCTGAGAGTTCACCCCACATCTTGCCAATCTTCTTGCCAAGTTCAGGAATCTTCATGCCAGGATTCTCCTTCATCAGTTGAGGACGCACCTTATTTGCAAACTTCATGTACCCACTCAACTTACGCTTGCCACCCTCCTGCTTATTCTTACGCGTCTTATTGGCTCCCTTGCGCTTGCCACCCTCGATGAAACTCATATCACCCTCGGCCTTCATATGGATATTATTGGCAGCACCCTCTCCGCCACATGTAACCGTAAGTGTATCTCCAGGCTGAAGCGTCATTACCTTGTTAACCATTTCTACTAAGGGGCTATATTTCTATAGCGCATCGGAGCCCTACTTCTGGTCACGCCACATCTTACCAATTCTCTTGCCAAGTTCAGGAACCTTCATGTCAGGATTCTCCTTCATCAGTTGAGGACGCACTTTGTTGGCAAACTTCATATAGGGACTCAACTTGCGCTTACCACCATACATCTTACGCGTAGCATTTTTGCGTATGTTATTCTTGCGGGTGTTCTTAGCACCACCCTTCTTTAATGAAGCCTGATATGCTGCTAATTCCGCCACATTTTTTGCCTTTCTCAGTTCTTCCTTATTCGGGGAATTATTAGGTGCCGCCTTATAGGCAGCCGCTGCATTAAGAAAGAGTTGATATGCAGACTTAGTAGACATTTCTATTAAGATTCTACATTTGGAGTCGGGGTGTCTGGCCTTTACGAATCTGGGAAATTAGAGCACTAATCTCCTTCGGGTCATAGACACCTGCAAAATGAACCAGAAAATCACCCTGTTCCCAAAGTGGTTGCCCTTCAACTCCTCGGAGAAACGCATTAAACTTCTTATGCTGCCCCGTAATCTGTGTTTTTGCAAAGTCATCTTCATTTTCATCGAGAACCTTAATCATCGCCGCATTCTCCCACCAAACGTGATACAGATAATCGGTTTTCTGCCATACCTTCTCCCAAAAGGCGCGCATCCACGCCGTGTTTCGGAAGAGAATATTACCAGAATTAATATGACCACATGCATCGAGTGTCATGAGTAGGTCCTTGTCATTTGGAAGTAGTGGTACCATACAGTCCTCAAGGCGAGTGTTCAGATTTGTAATGAAGACATCTGCATCAGACAACCAAATGAGCGCCCCTTCAGGAAGACCTTTCATGACCGAAAGCACAAAGGGTATCTTTGACCATGGAATAGGGCGGTCACGGTCCCAGAATTTTTCATCGCCCTGAATATATGTATATCCGTGCTGCCTCGCATAATCAACTTTTGATTGTAGGGCCTCTGCAAGACCTGTACGATAGTCTTCGCCAATAACAAGTGTTAGAATCGTAACACTCATTTGCTGATAAGTTTATTGCAATACCCTTAAAGTAGTAAGCAAGGTAAAAATTTGAAACTTCAAGTCCATCCAATTTACACTACAAATACACTATGTCAAAGGAGCGTTTCGAATATTTCAAGAATAAGGAGGGCGAGTATGTCTGTAAATTCTGTGATAAGACAACTGCAAAACAGAGTACTATGCATATGCATTATAAGGCAAAGCATTCGGGTGAATTGCCCTTTGTCTGCGATATATGTGATCGGCGATTTTCACAGAAGCAGATTTTAGATCTACATACACGCGCACGTCATGTAGATAACGACCAAGTTGAAAAGTATCAGTGTCCCTGTTGTGACTTTGAGTCCCAGAGTTTTGCAAATCGTATCATTCACTTTACTCGAAAGCACTGCCGTAATTACTTAGATGATATGAAGGACGGAACAGGTAATGAAATTACATGTACCGAATGTCAGAAAACTTTCAAAAGCAGCACGGCGTTTTACTATCATGCAGGAAAGTGTCTTAATAGTATCGAGGGCATTACAATTCCTCATCTAGATGAAGTGCTTACTGTAGGTTAATCATCCCTCAGATTGTTCATCTGTTGAACGATGCTGTAGAGATGGTATCCACCTGCAGCAAAGGTGAGCATGAGTAGAAGTTCATAATACGGGGTCTCCGTATTTTTTCCTTTCAGGCCAATCATAATGAGAAGCGGTCCAATCAGCACTGCGTGAATCAGATTTACATACATGAAGGGTGATGCATTCACAAAACGAACATACGCTTTATAGCCGTGATAGAATGTAAGTATAATACCGAGAACTAAAAGAGTCGTAAAGATTTCATTTGAGACAGCGGACCGTTGAAGGCCAACATAGAGAAATAAAGGTACGACAAAAAAGATGTGGAAAAGCGATAAGACAATATGAGAGTTCATAGGATTCTAAGTAGAGCACGGCTATTTTCAAGTGCTCCTTCAATCCATGCCTGTCTCATGGAGAAACTTTCACCACAGATAAAAAGATTTGGTAGGTCATTGAATGGTTGAAGAGTCTCTTTACTCACTTTATAGGGGTCATAGAGACCGGGTGTCCAGTAGGTAGCACCTGATTTCCACG